GTGCCCTCTCTTTTGCTTTTGAAGATGAACCTCTCGCAGACCTAGCAAATGCAGAAGCCTCTTCTTTAGCATGTTTAATCCATTCTTTCACATTTTTAAGAGAAAGTGGATCATCATCTGGTTTCGCTAAAACAGATTTATAAATGTTTTTATATTTGGCTGGTTTTCTTTTGGCTCTCAATTTTGCCATTCTTTCTGCCGCCTGTTTGGGAGTTTCTTTTGCTTTTTTCGCCATTTAAGTTCTCAATTTATTGTTAATAAGAGGAAGGGTAGAGGTTATGCCTAGAAGGTTCAGGGAATCTTCTTCTAGTATGTTGTCTAACTTACCCTTCCAGTTGGTGGTTGTATCATCGCAGACAATCCTTCCAATAACTGTTGCCACAATTGGAGTCTTATTTGCCAATTATAAAAAGTGTCTGCATAGACTTTTTGTAATCCTATCATATTTTGGCAATCTATATTTTCATAAGTCATCAATACATTTTTCAAAAGATGTGAAAAAAGATAACGATGCCTACTTTTATCATGTTCCATATTATATGTCCAAGCAAATTGTCCAGTTGTTTCTGGTAATGCTCCAAATTGCGGACAGACGATTAAATTTTTAGCACTCATCGCCTCCATTGCGACTATGCATGACGTTTCCAAATATGTATTAGGATATGCTAATACATGAGAATCGACCATAGCTTTCCTAACTTCCTCATTAGGTCGATTACCATAATAATTTATCCTATCATTCTTCTCACATCTGTCAAATAATTTTTGATATTGGATATCATTTGCTGGTCTATTATATAATTTAAAAGACGAAAATACATCCAATTCCCAATCAAAATCATTCAAATCATTTTCAACAACATCTAATAATATATCCAATCCTCGATGTGGCGTTGAAGCATAAATTAATTTTATTGGTTGTCCTAAAGATTTTTCTTCTATATGAATTGGATCTATAGCATTTTGCACGACCATTGAAATTTCATAAGGTACACCATACATAATATGAAACATCTGTTGTTGCCAATAAGATACAAATACAATCTTAACAAATTGTTTGCAGTAATTGGGGTCTTTAAATTGTGATTGTATCCCCTGATCAAATGGGGTTTCATGCATCCATAAAATGGTTGGTCTTTTGGGATCAATTGGTTTTTTAGGATAAGATAAAACCCAATCAAATTGATCACACAAGTCTGGTAATTCACTAAAGAGTCTTCTTGCTTGAATTTCAGTTCCACCGTTAGCCTTTGGATCTATTAATTCAACGGGGTCATCATCAGATTTTCCACCATCAATTACTGTTAATTTCGGTCTCATATGTTTTGGGAATTTTCTACTTGGGCAGACCAATGTTTTGTTTCACCTTCAAGAACATCAGTTTCACTTGATCTTATATTGTTAGTAGTGATAGGATCTTCAGTACTACCAACATTTTTTATGAGTTGAACTCGATTAAAATAGGTTTGGTCTTGACCATCTAAACTATTCTTTCCATGATTACATGTGGCATGAATAATTATACAGTCACCCACTCTAGCTTCTGGAATTTCACCTTTAGTTGTATATTTAAAAAATATACCACGTCTTTCAGATCTATCTTCAATGACATGAACTTTTCCATATTTTGGTGAGTTTGTTATTTTGGAAACCTTGACAAAAAAATTCTTTCTTTCTTTATCTTTTCCCATGAACGGATCACTGGGCTCAACTTTCACTTCTTCCATATTTCTATCACGCCAAGACATTATTAATTTAGTAAGGTTCCCTCTGGTGCTTCTTCTGGAGTTAATTTAATCTTTTCATCAGACTTCATTAAATCACTTAAATCAAATGGCTGTGGGTCACCATTTTCATCTAAAGTAAATGTTGTTATTTTTCCTGTAACATTTCCTTCATCAGTATAACCTATTTTAAACTTAACTACCACATTATCTGTAGATTTTAAAAATAAGTCGGCGTTAGTCCAAGTCATTTCTCCTTCAGCAAAGTTTCCAGTAGAAGAAATCATCTCAGTAAGGGTACTCTCTAAACACTCTAATATTCTATCTTTTTCTACGTCTTTCTTATTCATTATATCATCCTATTTTGTAATTGTCAAGTTATTATACCCATATTTACAAATATAGTATGAGTCTACAATGTCACTTGTAGGATTCTTTATTGTATCAGACTTTGGAGATATTGTCAAGTTTATTTTAGTTTTGGTTTCTTCACAAAAATTTTCGTACATCAGATCCTTATTAGCGGTTCCCTTGCCTGTCGCAAATTTTTTAATTACTGTTGGTGGTACTATTATATATTTAACACCATGTTTTTTCAATTTATATTTCAAAATAGCCATGTTTTCAGCAATATGAAAGACTCTACCAGTTGCCGCATACGCATAATCTTCCAATACAACAAGATCTGGTTTATCATAGGGTATATTTACAGTCTTATTAAAATTTGCATATAATAGATTGTGTATTACCCAATCTGCTAAAAATTCATACCGTTCTAAGGCATCAGTCCAAGATTCATATAATGTAACTTTTACATTTTGAATGGCGGACCACCTCCCCATTTGGCTAGTATTATTAGCAATACAATAATGCTCAACGTTATTATAATTCCATCTGTTGCCATGATATATCGTAACTGCGGGACTAGTTAATGAGTAATCAATCCCCGCTATCTTGTGAGTTTTCATAATAATCTTGAATACTGTTTAGAGCATCTAATGAAAATTGAAGTCCTCGTATATAATATTTAAGTTGTTGTGGTAGAATAATTTCCTCCACATCAGTAGACTTCTTTTTTCTTACTTCTGTAATAAAACGTTTTGTTTTATCTATTTCATTTATTAATATACTCTGAAATGCTTCAAATGTCTTTGTCATTGTTATTTATAATTGTAAGGAGGGTTCAAATTACTGGCATTTGAAACAGTGCTTTTATCCACTTAGGGGGTCTAACCCTAGCAAATACTACCCATCCCAGAGCACAACTCTTCTGCCATCTCTCTATATCCATCTCTTCCCTATAGGTATTCATACTCATTCCGGTAGTTAACACATCATCTACTATACATATAGGGTCTTCTTCCTTACCTGTTCCATGTCGATTCAGTAATTTTCCTAATACATTACCACCTCTAGGAATTCCAATTGCTTCTCGAAATGGTGGTGAAATCTCCATAATCATTTGTGTTATACATTCCCACTCTCTATGTGAAAGTGCATCCATTTCGATTTTCCATTTCAAATCTAATCCGGCGTGAGATGTAAACTCTATTTTTTGAAATATATCTATTTCTATCCTTTGCTATATTTTTGTTGTTCTGGTAAATATTGTTCTCCATCTTCTCTCACTTGCTCATCTTCTATATATTCATTATCCTCATAAGATTGTGCTAATCTCCACTTCAAATATTCATACGCAGAAATTGGTGGATATTTTGCCGGTGTACCCATAAGATTTTCAATCATAACATCTCGACCAGGATCTACGAAATAGGGCATTGAGTATCGTGGTCTATCCATTGCCACATTTACTACTCTATGTGGAGTAGATTTAAATAAATCATTTGTCCATCTTTGTAACACATCTCCAATATTAAGTATAACACTATTCTCAACTATAGGTGCGTCTATCCATTCATCTTGTTCTTTGTTATATATCTGTAAGCCTGGACAATCATCAAATCTCCAAAGCAATGTTTGACTTCCATAATCAGTATGTTCATTTGCTCTTAATTGACCTTCTTTGATTTCACCATCCCATACAGGATATTTTATCATTCTCATAGTAGCAGAATCATCTAAATGTTTCTCTACTAATGTTCCAGTAGGAATTCTCAAAACTTTTTCAAATCTGTAGAGAAATTGATAGGACAACATTCTTGAAATGCGTTCTATCTTTTGTGCGAGAGGTTTGAATTCTGGTATTTCAGTAGGCCAGTATTGTTCCAGCATCCTCGCTGGTGGAACCCAATTATAAGATTCTTTTAAATCGCCGGGTTTGGATGGAGTTAGACGCTCTTCCTCTATCCAGTTATAACCAATATTTTCTTTTACACCAGAGTAAGCATATTTCTTTTTCACCTCTAATGGTAGTTGGAAAAACTCTTCCATAAGTTTCTCCCAATCTTGGAATTCTGATAACCATTCATTATAGACATTAGTAAAGACAGCAAAACCACAAGTGGTATAGGCTTTATACATTTCTTCAATACAATCATCATTCCATCTAAAGTCTATAATTGGTATCATTTATTTTCTGGTTTGAAAATTGGCAGTTTTTCTAAAAAAATTATATCACCCTTATCATATCCAGCCTCTTCTAATAAGACTGCCGCTTTACATATAATAGAACAATCAATTTTTTCTAACATTGCCTGAAGTCCTATCAAAGAACCACCTGTA